CGTACTGGTAGTCGAACATCCACATGTTCTCGGACGACGTCGTCAGCGCGAAAGATCCGCCGGCCATGTCGGTGTTCGTCGTCGTGATCGTCGTTGTCGTGACCACCACCGCAAAGCCGTTGGGCAGAGAGCCCTCCGATACGTCGGCCTCGATCGTAATCACCGAGCCCGTCGACGTCGCCGTGTAGCCGTGCGACCCGGTGCCGCTGTTGATGTCGGTCACGACGTCGGCCGCCGTCGTGTCGAGGTTGGTGTTGAAGGCCACCGGCGCCGACAGGATCGACACGCCGTCGATCGTGATGTCGTCCACTGAACCAGAGGCGCCACCCGTCAGCGTGACCGTGCAGCTCGACTCAACAGCCACCGGCGTGCGATCAGACACGATCGAAGCGTTGAGCGAACTGTCCATCGTGAAGCGTTCAAGCGTCGTCGCGCCGCCCGAGTGGCAGTAGACGAAGCCCTGCTGCGTGAAGTTCGTGAAGCCTCGGCTGATCTCGGTCAGGTACTTCTGCGTCGCGCGGTAGCCGCCGATCTTCCGCGGCAGACCCCGCTGCCAGCGCACCCACTGCCCGTCGGTGTAGTTGTCACCCTCAAAGACAGTCCCGTCCCGCTTGATGCCGGGCTGAGAGCGGAGGACGACGGTCGTCTCGGGCATCAGAAGGTGCCCCCGTTCACGACGCCGGCAGGGGCGACACCGAGGGCGGTCCACGCGGCATTCTGATCAACAGCCGTGAACAGTGCGATGCCCGTCGATGTGCCCCCAAGATTGATGCGGGCGCCGCTGGCCGTCGTCGACCCCGTGCCGCCCTGATTGACCAGCACCGGGATCGACACGGTCGACGTGTCGGCGTCCAGCATGTCGGTGCCGTCAGAGTAGAGGATCGCGCGCGAACCTTGGTTGACCGTGACGCCGCCGCCGCCCGCAACCTCCACGTCGAGCGTGAAAGACCCCGTCGTCTGGTTGTCGACCCAATACTGCTGGACGGTAGCCGGGCACACGATCACCCGGTTGCCGGTCAGAGTCCCGGTGAAGCGATAGGCGATGCGGTTCAGCTCGGTGCCGGTGAGCGTGTAGACGCCCGTCCCCGACACGTCGATCACGGTATAGTCGAAGGCGAATGTCGCGCTCTGGCCGAAGCCGATCGTGTAGTAGTCGGTGCCGTCGCTCGCGATGATCGCCGACTCGCCCGGCTGGAAAGCCAGCGTGGAGGCGCCGTCGATCAGGGAAGTGCCCGGCGCGTCGGCCACGATGTTGCCGCTGCCGCTGTTGCGCAGATAGATGAACCAGTTGTTGCCGACGACCACAGGGTCGGGCAGCGTCAGCGTGCCGCCAGCGCCCGTCCAGTTGTACATCTCGGCGCGGTCATTCGGACCCGCCGTGTAGTTGTTGTTGAAGGTGACGATCGGCACCGACTGACTGAGCAGCGTGCCCACGGCCACGATGCCGGTGCCAGCCAGCGCCGAGGCGTTCGCCGTCGACGTCGTGGCGCCATATTGCAGCGAGCGCCATGTGCCGGCGGCCGTCGTGTTGCTGGCGACGTAGACCTGCCACAGCGTGCCGGCGGCGATCGTGACGACCTGCGTCCCGACCGCGTTGCGCACCGTGAAGGTGTCCGAGCCGCGGTTGTTGAACAGGATCGTGTTGCCGGTGCCCGTCTTGTTGGCGTCGGGCAGGATGATGCTCAGTCCCGATGTCGAGGGGGTGACATCGATGATGCGGGTGGCGAGGTTGGTGTTGGTCGAGGTCTCTTCCGGCCAGCTCAGGGTGACGTCGGCCGACAGGGCGATGGCGCTGTAGCTGATCTCGCTGGGATAGATGTTGGCGCCGCCGAAGACATCGGTGTAGATGGGCATCAGGCCTCACTCCTCTGCGCTGACCGATCCAGAATGCGCTTCAGGTCTTCGCCGTTCAGGGCCTGCGCGGCGCGGTCATACATTGCCTGCCAAGTCGGGATCCGCTCATCGTTCTTTAGAAACGGGGTCGCCTCAAGCAGCGTGGCATAGGTCAGGACATCCGGCGCATACTCGGTCAGCCAGTTCACCTGAAGATCATCGCCCAGCAGCGCCGGCTGCTCGTAGTAGAGGATTTCCAGCGTGTCGGCCGCCGCCGGGGACGGCGTGATCAGCCAGTGCTGGTAGTCGTAGTCGGCGTAAAACTGCGGCGTGCCCGTCTCGGCCTCGTCGGGCCAGTACTTGCGGCAGTACTCGTACGAGCGCGCGAAGATCGGCGACCCGTTGATCGTCATGCTGATCGTGTCGCGCCACCGATCCGGCTTGAGGTAAACCGCGACACCGACCTGCAGCGGCGTCTGCACCGCGCGGATGAAGCCCGAGATCTTCAGCTCGCGCGCGATCCTGCGCTCGGCCAAAGTGATCAGACGCGGCAGCTGATCATAGACGATCTGGTCGCTCTCGGCGGTGAATCCCCGCTCAAGATACCGACGGACGTCCGTCAGCAGGCTGTCGTATGTCATACTGTAGGCCATGACCACTCCATAGATGATCAGCAGCTGATACAGCATGCGCCGGTGGTCGCATTATGACCACCAAAGGCCAAGAAAACAAGCGCGCATTGCGCCCCATTTAACCGAGCAGTTTGCCCAGCGTCTTGGGGCCCGCAACGCCGTCAGGTGTCAGCCCTTGGCTTTGCTGCCACGCGCGGAGGGCTTTTTCGGTGCCGGGGCCGAAGTTGCCGTCGGCTGTGATGCCGAGGGCTTTTTGGAGAGCGGCAACTTCTGCGCCACGGCTTCCGACACGGAGGATTTGAGATCCTCCACCTTGTCTTTCACCGCCTCCTCCACCTTGTCCTCGATCTTGTCGATCACCTTCCCCGCCACCGCTTCCACGATCATTCCCTGCGGGGTTTTGCCCAGCAAGGACCGCAAGAGCTTCATCATAACGCTTTCTCCTATCCGGCAGGCCGATGTCCCCGCCATTGATGATCTTCGTGACCTTCGCAACGTCGCCCGTGTCCGCCACCTCATTCAGCCCGCGAGACTGCCAATACCAGAGCGCAGAAACCAACGCGCCCTCTTTCGTCTCTAGGTACTCGGCGACCTCTTCGGCTGTCTTGCCGATCGCCTTGCCGAATGTCGTGTAGTTCGACCGACCCGTGACCTGCTTCAGGCCACGACCACGGAAGCGCCATCCGTCGCCTTCCTGCGTGTTCCCGAGGGCGCCGTTGGCCGATCTGTTCTTGTCCATGTAGACGTAGTTGGCGATTTTCTCCGGGTTCTTGGCGTACTCGGCGGCGTTCTGCTTGCCCGGGCCGAAGTAGCGCGGGAAGACACGCAACAGCGTCTCCTCCTTGTAGTTGAGGTTCTCCTCAAGCAGCCGGAAGTCACCGCTCTCATGGGCGCACTGGCTGATGAACGAGGCGATACGACGCGGCGACGTGATGCCGTATTTCGGCAGCATCTCGTTCAGAACCTTGCACCATTCCGCGACCTCCTTGTTGGTCGGGATCATCTTGGCAAGCTGCGTCTCACTCAGCAACGTCATCAGACTTCCCCTTGTCGCCACCGCGACGGCTCGCGAGCATGATGCCCGACAGCGTCCCAGTCAAAAAAGTGGCGATCGGCTGGATCAGTTCGAAGAACTTCTGGTCGTTGGGCGCGGTGCCCGTCATCGGCTGCGTGACGAAGATCAGGCTGTAGAGAACAGCGAAGATCGTGCCGGTCAGCGTCACGGCCAAGCAGATGCCGACGAAGAAGCGCAGCTTCGCCTCAAGCGTGTCGGCGTATTCGTCAACCTTCATTGGGGCCTCCCCTCTCAATCAGGTAGTCGGTGCAGGTGCCCGTCGCCTCACAAGCCGGCGGCTGGCACTGCGGTTGGGACCACATCTCAGGATCTTGGCACGGATACCTGTAGAACCCGTCACCTGACGTCCTGAACAGCATGATGAAGATGACCACCGCGATGGCCAGAACCACGAAGGGGCCGTAAGTCACAACCCCCCAGAGGACTTGAACGGCTTTGCTCATCATCGTCACCCCTCTCTGTTCGCGTAGTACAGAAAGATGATCAGCCCGATCATGCCAGCAACGGACGAGATCATCAAGAAAATCAGCAGGCCGCTGATCAGCATCTCCTTCATCTCGGCCTTGCGGTGCTCATGGGCCTGCCTGCGCTTGCGGATGTCCCCTTCCATCCGCAGGAACTCTTCCCACCCACTCTGGCCGTACGAGAATTGGATGTACGTCCTCAACTCGTTGCGCTGCGCTTCGATCTTCTTCTTGGCAGCGAAGACCTCCATCGCCTCCGCTTGGGCGGAACCGCTCAGAGCCTTGTACCAAGGCGGGTCTTCAGCTTTTCGCTCAAAGTACTCAAGGTCGGAGATGGCGCTGGCCCACTGCGACAGCTGGCCACCCATGTCTTGGAGTTCGCGACCGAACTCTATGCCCTTCTTGATGGCATTGTAGGCACTTGATGCGAGGGCAATGGCACTGACAGGATCAAGCACTTCATGGTTTCCCCACGCGCTCCATGAGCCTGTCGATCTTGACGTCTAGGGACTCAAGGCGTGTTATCACTCGGTTGATGTCAGCATGGACCTCTGCCTTGGTGACGTAGTCTTTGGCGACTTCTTCGCGTGTGCGGTTCAGCAGGATTTGCAGGCGCTTGAGCTCATCAGCCCATTCCTTGAGCATCCAGCCGACGACGCCAAGCACGGCCGTCAAGGCGGCGTTCCACAGGATCTCCAACTCCACGATTGCACCTACATCGCGGACAGGGTCTTGGTCATGTCGGCACAGGTGTACCGCTGGTATCCTTTAATCTCAGGCATTGGCACCTCTACGATCTCGACGCCGGTTTGTCTGGATACGTCTAGAGCTACGTCCATGAACGACGTCGCTGTGCCCGTGCCTACATTATACACGCCAGTGAGGGGTAAGTCAAAGAAACGTCTATGGATCTCGATCACACGCTCGACGGGCACGAAGTCGCGCTTGATGTCCTCGCTGCCTTTGAAAACTTCGATGTAGCCCACAGCCGCCGCCTGCCGCCGGAATCGGGTATGGGGCGACGGCTGCGATTTGTTGTCCTCGTACGGCCCGTGGACGTTGAAGTAGCGGAAGAGTTGCACCGGCATCGGCCACTTGCGGTCGAGGGCATAGAGCTCGATGATCCGCTTCGAGATGGCATAATCGGTCAGCGGAAAGACCGCCGCGTCCTCGCGAAAGACAGGCCCAGAACCATAGACCGACGCAGAGGACGCGATCTGGATCGGGATCTCATGCTCAGCGCAGTCGTGCAGCAGCTCCCGCGTGAAGTTGATGTTCCGCTCGGCTAGTAGGCTCCAATCGTCGCACTGGGTGTCGGTAATGGCACCCAGATGGATGACGCGCGAGATGCCGGTGAGATCGACCTTGCCGTCGCCCCACTCGTAGCCCCGCGCATCGGGGAATGCCTGCATCATGTTCCGCCCGATGAAACCGCGGTGGCCGGTGACGAGGATCATAGCGTCGGCACCTCGTGCGATTTCAGGGCGTATGTCCCAATCTTCGTGCAAGTGATCGCGGCGCAGCGGTTGGCGAAGTTCATCGACGCCGGCACGTTGCAACCGCTCGTCATGGCAAAGGCAAAGGCCGCAAGGAACGTGTCGCCCGCGCCGCAGACGTCCACCACATCGACAGGGAACCCGGGCGAGACCGTCGTCGTGTCGTGTCTGGCGCCATCTGCCCCGAGCGTCACCACGAGGTTCGTGGGCCGTGATAGGAGCGCCCCCTCCTCC